GGAGGTTCTTCTCTTCATCAGTCATTGTCTGCCAATCTTTAACGTCATTGTGCAGAGGTACATCCTCTGGGAACCAGTGCATCTGATTCTGTTGTGAGTAGTAGTCAAACATCCAAGGATGGTCAAACGGTTTGTAGTAATCTCTAGTATCTAATAAACTCAAGCTGCATCTCCCTCTTTGATAAAGACACCATGACTGTTCATATGTCCCTTACGATCTTTAATATCATCATACGCTACCTTAAGGCATTCCTCTAGGGTAGTGTCATTCATAATGGCTAGGTTGTTTAACACCACCAAGCAGTCACCAATGTCATCAGTTACATCACGCTGCTTGGCTACGTTATCCCCTAGCTCTCCTACCTCAGACACAAGTTTAGCAAACTGTGCAAGAGGTGTGCTGTTGTTAATTATACCACGCTTCATGGCCCAAAGGCTAATCAGGTGTATTAGTTCATCACTCATTCTACTTCATGTCCTGCCATAATTACTGCTTGCTTGAATACTTCCACCAAGTAGACGGTTTCCTTCAAGTCCATAGACTCTGTAGCCTTAGCTGTCAGAGCGTCATCTTCAGTCCACCCCAGTACCAGTACGTGATTAAACTCACCCTTACAGTCCTCTAGTACCTCGTCAGCGGTTGCCTGAGTAGGCATTAGGTTAATTACGTTACTCACTAAAATGTGTCTCCAATACAATCAGTTTATCTTCTGCGTCAGCAATCTTCTGCACCAGCTTGTCCATAGTCTCAATCAAGTTACCATGCTCACCTACAGCCACAGGATTGTCTAGGTAGTTATGCACCTCTGCCTTGTACACGTCTATCTCAGCGTTGTACACGCTCTTCATGGCGCTAATCTTTGTGTCTATCACTGTATCCATCCTCCAGTAATTGTTTGTACTTGTTGAGGTACTCCTTGTAGCTCAAGGGTGCTTCCTCTTGTTTGATCTTGTTGCTCATGTAGCTAGACCACATCTGCATACAATAGTTACTGAACAACATAATCTTGTCATCCTGTTCCTTATAGTATAACAGATAGTCAGGCCAATTGGTATACTTTTTTAGCTCAGGTATGTAGAACTTTGCTCTATACGCTGGGTGGTCATCCTTCACAACTTAAACATTCCCCTTCTTCAAGGTTGATCCTTGGTATCTTGACGTTAACATTCTCTGTATTTCTAGCCGCTGTAGTTCGCAGGTAATACATAGATTTGAGTTTGTTAGCTCCTGTCCAATGTACGCTATTAACATACTCCAGATACTCATCGTGTACCTCCTGTGGTGCTGTAGCTGGCGGTGGTTCAAAGAATAAGTTTACTGACTGTGCTTGGCAGACGTACTTCTGTCTTTGGTAGGCGTGTTCAATGACCCAAATTTGGTTAAGTTCAGGCGCTGTCTTAAATACTGCCTTCTCTTCTTCCGTGAGTTCCGGTATTTCTTTAACAGAGCCTTCAGCAGCAGCAATATCTTTCCACGTTTGATCGGTGTTGGCACCTTTCTCTTCAAGTAGTTTCTCCAAGTATTTGTTTTTAACTTTGTACGAGCCTGTTAAAGTTTTGTGCGTAAATACGTTAGCGCGAGTAGGCTCAATACTAGGACTTGTTCCACCGCATATAATACTACTACTAGCATTAGGGGCGATAGCAAGCAGATGGGAATTGCGACGGCCACTACCAGCCATGTCAGGAGCCTCCCCACGGTCTCTAGCCAGACTTCTGGAAGCCACCTCAGATCTTTCTTTGATTGTCTTAAACGCTCTATTGTTGAAGCTGGAGGCGTACATTCCTTCAAAAGGGATTCCATTACGTTGAAGGTAACTATGAAAACCCATCGCTCCAAGGCCGACCGCACGTTCTCTATATGCACTATAAGCGGCTTTTGCAAACCCCTTTTTATCTTCTCTAACATAAGACATAAACTCCTCTATGCTGTCTGCTGACACGTTCATGCCTGTGTCTAGCATAGCGTTGTCAATGAAGTGTTCAATGATGTTATCCAGCATGTTAATCATGTCAAAGATAAACAGTTCATCGTCCTTCCACTCATCAAAGTATTCTAGGTTAACACTGGACAAGCAGCACACTGCTGTGCGGTCTTCGCTGGTTGGTAAGGTAATCTCAGAGCATAGGTTACTCTGGCGTACCTCCAGCCCCATGTCCTTCTGTGACTGCGGTAGAGCCTCGTTACAGCGGTCTAGGTTAACAATGTATGGCTCACCTGTCTCTGCTCTGGTGTGTACTAGCTGCCACCACAAGTCCCTAGCGGATACAGTCTTGATAGCCTGCTTGGACTTAGGGTCAATCAAGCGCCACTGCTCATCAGCTTTTACAGCCTCAAGGAACTCATCAGTTACTGTAATTCCATTGTGTAAGTTAAGGCACTTACGATTAAGGTCGCCGCCAGTAGTCTTCCGCATAGCGATGAACTCTTCCACTTCTGGGTGACTGATGTCCATATACGCTGCATAAGATCCTCTCCGTGTTACGCCTTGATTGAAGGCAAGCATCTGACTGTCTACGACATGCATGAAAGGTATGCTACCAGTAGACTGACTACCGTTAGCAGTTGAAACGCCATTACTTCTAACAGCACCCCAATATCCACCCAAGCCTCCACCTCCACTTGCAAGCCATATGTTCTCATCATAGTGGTCAGATAGGCCACGCCTTGAATCAGGAACATAATTGAGAAAGCAGCTAATAGGTAAGCCACGTGTGGTTCCCCCGTTGCTAAGTATAGGAGTGCTAAAACCAAACCAGCCCTTGCTTGAGTAGTCATAAAGCCGCTGTGCAAGATCGAAGTCAGTATGTCCTTGATACGTTGCACCATAGACGGACGCTCTGGCGAAGGCTTCTTGTGCATGTGTCTCATCTCCCCAGAAATACCTGTCCTTCAGTGTCTCAAGTGAGAACACATTGAGATTTTTTTCTCTGTCATAATCAATCTGAATACCTAAGTAATCCTGTACGCCTACCTTACTTGTCACTAGGGTTCTCCAGCATGTGCTTCATCAATCGTTCTTCGTACCATCTGCCCTTCCTCAGATCTTCAACAGGCTTACCTTTGTAACTAGAGCGCCACAGGTATTTCATAGCGTTACCTTTAAGGTAACCAATGTATTCGTCATCTGTCAACATACCTCTGATAGCGTCGATACATTCCATGCTACCAGTGTTGTAATGCTCTGGTCGGTGTACATTGTCGTACTTATAGTCTCCGTACAATGGGTGGTCGTTAGGCTCGTTGTCAAGCTCATTAGTGTCTCTGTCTTTAATAGTCTTAAAACCCATCTTGTTCCACTCCTCTGGAGTAATGTTATCAATACTCATCCCATTCATCTCCATTTGTTTCTTCTTCAAACTGGTGCAGCCTGTTGATAAACTTATCTTCAAACCTGTCCAGCAGTTCTTCAGCGGATATGTCCAGTGCCTCTAGTATATCATCAGCATCATACCGCTTCAATATCCGCTCCTTAATTTCATCCATTGTTAGTGACATGTTCTACATACTCATCCACTGTGTAAAATTCAAAGCCTTCCTTGTGACACCACTGTCCCATCGTAATCTTAGAACCTTTGCGAACCTTCTTGTTAGGGTCTGACAGGACAAAGATTAACTTGATTGGCTTGATGCTATCACGTATAGACGTATACTTCTGGGTGTCTCCTGTCCTAAAGAATCCTTTAGTCTCAATGTAGTCACCCGTCTTCTTGTCCACAAAGTCTGGCTTGTACTTCCTGTGCATCACGTATGGTACATCATATGGCTCGTACAGATAGCGTTTCTTAGGCGCTGACTGTGCAAAGCGTTTCTCTAGTCCAGACCTGTAGATGCTCTGCTTACGTGATCTCTTGGACTTTAGGCTCATTGACTACCTCCGTTAAATATCTTGGGCCAGTAGAATACAGGAATGTACGTAGCTTAGGGTAGCAAGCATGTTTGAAGTGACAGTAAGAGCAACCCATAGCCAGCTTCTTGTTACCAGACTTGCCGTCAGGCACTGTGTCATGGCACAGGGGTGGTGGTTCCTTCTGCTCTACCATCTCCTTCACATGGATGATACGCTCCTCAATGTCTTTCTTTAGAACCTCATAGACAGGAGCCTGCTTGTCCTCTAGGTCATACTTTAGGTAGGTCAGGTGACCATTGGCTTTATCCATAGCCAGCCAGCCTACCTGTGTCTCACCTTCAGACCTAGCGTATCCCTTGATCTGATCTATGTATCCAAAGGGATCATCAAATGCAAGAGAAGCATCCTTGAACTTCTTGAATCCGTAGCTACTGGCAGACTTAACGTCAGTCACTACGCCGTCAATCTTGCAGTCCATGCTACCTGAGATACCTTGGACAGTAGCTTGTGCCTGCTCATGTGTCACTGTGTGACCAGCCAAGCGTACAAACAAGAGCAGCATCTCCTCAATGAGATGTCCATACATAAACTTCACAAGGGTGTGAGGCTGCATCTTTTCCTTTGGGCCTACATTATTGTAGTGATTCCACAGGAACCTATCAGTCTTGCCGATGTTAGACATACGCAGCTTACGTGCATCAAAGCTACCACGCTGGGTAAACTCCTTACGCATAAGATCCTTACATGCTTCACCAAAGTCATCAATGATCTGCTCTGCATCCACTGACTTGTCAGGTGACTTGAACTTCACAAGATCGTAGATGTCATCTATCAGTGTGTTAGTTGTTTTCATTGAAGTACCCCTCCAGTATTTCAGTAGCGACAGGGTGCTGAATGTAGAACCACTCGCCCTTACGTTCATGTGACTGCGCTAGAAGCTCGTGTGCTGCCTTCTCAGCGGTGCGTCGATCATCAGTATCATATGTCTTAATCAACTCATAGTCTCTGTAGGGAGAGCTAGTCTGATACTGCTTGAGCCTATCCTCTGCGTCCACAGCCATCCCTACCTTGCACCAGCCGGGGAAAGCTGGGTTGACTATAATGTAGACCTGTCCTTCTTTGGCAGTCTCATAGTTCTTCAAGGAACTAAAGGCTGCATCCCCAAAAGACTTGTATCGTCCCGGCTTGTGTAACGGGTGTGTTACTGGCACGTACTTACCGTTAACAAACATATTCTTAAGGGCATTCCTTCTGGCTCTTTTCTTAGCCGCTTCAGGAGAGTCCTTATAATAGTAAGGCTTATTTGTTTTAGGGTTAATGCTAGTGAGTGTCTGCCCAGCTTGTTCCAACTTGATATTCTCCTGTGAGTTTGCAGTTGAGTCCCAGTTCAATTCCTGCTGCTTCCAAGCAGGAGACTGCGAGTCTTCCGTACTTGTCTGCTTGGGATTGTCTGACTTCTGCTTGCACTTCATCATGAATGTTTCCAACAAAGTAATAATCTAAGTTCCATAGTATAGCATACTCCTGTAATAAACACAAGGCTTTTTTCATAACGATTGCACCGGCACTCTGAAGTAATGTATTCAGTGCTGCGTGTTCTGATCGTATGTGTAGTTTCCTCCCGTCTAACCCATTGATACAACCTTGGGTCGCCTCTTGTGCAACTCGTCTTTTAAGATCTGCATATGCTGGGAGATTAGACATAAATCGTTCTCTAAGCAGCTTACCAGCACTTGCGCCTCCTCCTGCCACCGTACCAAGTTTCGCATCTCCTGCTCCGTACAACAGTGCGTAGATGAAAGTCTTTGCCTGATCTCTTGATTCAAGTCCTGCAAGCTGCTGGTTAGCAGTGTGTATGTCTCCTCCAATGACTTCATTAGTGTACTCCTCATCGTCCATGTAGTGAGCCAGCATACGTAGCTCAAGTCCACTAGCGTCAAACCCTACAAGTTTGTATCCATCCCTTGCAATCCAACACTGTCGGCATTCTTTGCCATACGGTGAGTAGCCTGCCGGAACTTGGGCTAGGTTAGGTTTAGAGTGTGTCATCCTACCAGTGACAGCACCATTAGTGTTTACATATCCATGCACTCTGTCTGTGTCTGGGTTAGCTTCATCTACCCATGACTGCACTTGAGCAACACGCTTCTGTAACATCAGATACTCAGCGATCATAGCCGCTTGAGGTATGTCCTTCACTGTAGACAGGACTGACTCATCTACCATTGGCTGACCTGTAGGTGTCAGCTTCTTAGGTTTCCATCCAAAGTCTACTAGGTACTCGCCTATCTGCTGACGAGACCCAAGGTTAAATGGCTTGAGCATCTTACGCATGAAGGGAGACCTGTCACCAGTGTCCATCACACGATGGTACTCATCGTCAGTGAGTCCTACCTTAGATAGACTGCCGTCCTTCTTGGTCTTAGGCACCACCTGTCTAACGTCCACCCACTTAGGTTTGAATACCTCATGCACTTCATCTTCCACAGCCAGCTTACGTTCCTTCAGGGTAGCCAGTAAGTCAGCGGAGTGTCTCATGTCCAAGAGCCAGCCGTTAGCTATCTGCTCCTGCACAATCCACTGCACCTCATGCTCAAGGTCAATAGACTCTTGGCTAAACTTACGTAGCTCTAGCTTGAGCTTGTGATATGCCTGAGCTGTCACACGGACATCTTGGATACAATACTCAACCATCTCATTAGATAGGCATGACCAATCATCATGGTCTCCCTTGCCACCAAAGTTAGCTAGCTTGTGTCCACCCTCACGCTGTGGGTTAGCAAGCCTTGATAGTACCAAGGTATCCACCACCCTACGCTTGTCCACTGTGATACCCCAGAGCTTCTCTAGCACCGGTAAGTCAAAGCCTATGAGGTTGTGACCTACCACTGGGAAGTCGCCCTGTAGCGCCTGTGAGAGACTGTCCTTGTCATAGTGAGCCTGAGCTTCACCGTCCTGCATAGTCACTGCTACCCAGATGGTGTCAGGATCAAGACCATTGGTCTCTATGTCTAGGAATAGATCAGAGTGCATTAGCCTTATCCTCCTGTGGCTTGGGCACCTCACGCATCCTGCCTGTGATCTTGTCGTACTTCAGGTAGCAACATGCACCAGTAAGTCCAGCATAACGATTCTTAAGGATACGCACTGTGGTTGTATTGCGTCTCTCCTCGTTCTCATTCTGCTGGTCACGCTCAAGACCAACCACCATGTCGGACAACTGAGCAATAGCTTGTGATCCACGTAGTTCACTTAAACTTATCTGCCCACCGTCCTCATGTGCCTTGCCTTGGGTACGCTTGAGGTGTGACACAAGGAAGAGACCTACGCCTAGCTCCTGCACCAGTGACCTTAGCTTAGTCATGATAGCGTCGATAGCTTTGCGCTCATCTGCGTTGTCCTGTGCTGACACAACGATGGATAGGTGGTCTAGGATAATCCACTTGCAATCTAACGCTTTTGCCATGTAGCGCACGCGAGCCAACAGATTATCTTCGCTTGTGCTACCCCAGTGATCAAACAGATAGTACCGACCAGTGCCCATAGTCTGCTCCCAGAATGGTAGCGCAACTTCAGGGTCAAGATCTTCCTCCAAGTGCAAGGGACAGTCTGCTGCTACTGACATCACGCCTAGTGCAGTGCGAGCTACGTCTTCCTCTAAAGCTAGGATACCAATGTTGTCCTCCGTAGCGTTTAGTAGGTAATACTCTAGCTCTCTGACTATCTGTGACTTACCCATGCCAGAGCCACTTGTGATTGTCACCAGTTCATATGGCCTAAATCCTTTGGTGTATGTGTTCATACCTTGCCAAGGATATGGAACTGAACTGACCTTGATCTTGTTGGTCAAGGCATCCCATGTGTCATTGCCTGAGACAATACCATCTGGCTGGTAGACCTTTGCATCCCACCATGAAGACACAAACTCCTTCACCCGTCTGGCCTGTAGCATCTCATTGGCATCCTTGAGTGGGAGCCTAACGATCTTTAGCTTGTTGGGACTGAACAGATCCTTGACATCTGCTACAGCCTGCTTACCGGCCTTGTCGTTATCGAAGCACAGCACGATGTTATCGTACCCTTCGAGCCACTCTAGCTGCTCCTTGATTTCCTTGGATGCTGATGAGGCACCTGATCTCAAGGACACTACATCGTATCGCCTGTCGAACATCTCTGCTACTGACAGACAGTCTACTTCTCCTTCTGTGATTGTTAGGAACTTACCGCTACCTCTGCATGTCTGCTGTCCAAAGAGTCCAACACCTTCAGTGCTGCCAGTGGCAAAGAAGTCTTTGTTCTGCACCAGCCTGACCTTGGTACCTTTCACCTCGTCAGTATCACAGGCATAGTAAGGGTAGATATGCTTCGCTATCTTACCTGATGAGTCGTACTCCACTGTCACACCGTACTTAGCACAGGTGGCTTTGGTGATACTTCTCTCAGGGATGTCGGCTACTACTCCTGTCAAGTCTAGCTTCCTCCTTAGTTCAGTTGGTTTAGTAGAGGTGACATTGCTGCCACCCGTACTAAAGTCATGGCAGGAGAAGCAATAGCTACCTCCATCTTCGTACACTGCCTTAGCGTCAGAGGAGCCACACGCATTGCATGGCTCATGACGTACAAACTTAGAGTGCTGGATCGACACTAGCAGAATCTGCTTGGAGGATACGAATACCATTCATGTACACAGGTACCCCATGTACAGGGTGCATCTTACCAAACTCAAATGAGACACGGAAATTGCCGCTAGGTACTTCATCAGCCAAAGCTAAGTCCACCGCTGACTGACCGTACTCCTGAACCGCTGCTGCAATAGCTGCTTCCTCATCCAAGTTATCCTCAGACTGTTGCTCGACGATGAAGTCAGACACAGCACGTATGTCTACACCATCATTCGTAATGAGCTTCACAGGGAAGTTACTATTGAACTTACGCTGCATGATCTGCTCAGGTGGTTCCCCAAAGGGTTTGAGACGTACACCCATGTTCTCAAAAGTCTGGGCATCGGTATCACTCAATGTCATGAGAACACTGAAGCGTCCTGTGTCCTTACCTTGGAACTCCTCAGTTTGCTTAACGTGTACGAAGTTTGCTTTACCTTCAATTACCGGCATGTATTTCTCCTATAGTTACCGATTGATGATAGTGCTAGACAGCTATAAATTTACAATTGTAAGTTTATTTTCGTTGTCTAACACTATAGTATTATACAGATGCGTGACTCAGTTGTCAACAGCATCGTACAAAATAGTACCATCTTCCTCCTCTGTCATGTCGAATAGTGTTTGATTGCTGGTGTGTAAACACTCGTCACATAGGTCGAGGAACTCACCTGTCTGCTTGTCTTTCCTGACTGACTCATAGTCCTCAAGCAGTTTGTTACATGCCTTACAGCGCATTAGTGTATCTCTCCTGAGCTGTTGAACAACTGATCGTGCATCGCCTGTACCTGTGACAGTGGTCTGTTCTCTAAGTCCTGCATGAGATGATCTGCACATATGATTAGCATTTCACTCACTGGCATGACGTTGATGCGATAGTCCACTAGCTCTCGACACATGCGCTCAATGGGATCTACCTCATTGGGATCTGTCACGTCTGCATCGTAGCTGTATGAATCACTCATATAAATACTCCTTTAACCATTCATCTGTTGCTGAAGTCAGGTGACCGTACTGCTCGACTTCTTTTGCGTAGGTGTCACCGTACTCCCAGCTATCATACGTCAATGGTGACTTGGCTGCAACAAACCATCGTGCATATGGGTTGTCGCGCTCCTTCTTCACACCTTGGTATGTCTTGAGCACTCGCCACTCCCATCCCTGTGGATTCTTGAATGTGGCATATGGTTGTGACACATCTACGCTCTTGCCAAACTTGGTTCTGTTACTCATTACGTGCTCCTATTTATTTACAATTGTAACTTTTTTGTAGTAGGTGGTGACGATAGTCTGCAACCCAGCTACGTCCTCCACGGTCATGGACTTGAGTCTCCCAGCGTGGGGGAAGTACCAGCTACGCTTGCCCAGATGCACACCCAAGTAGTGTGAGCCTGAAGTCAAACCAAAGCGGCGCTTATTTACTCGTAGTCGATAGATCATTGTAGTTCTCCTAGTGGTTTTGATGTTGTGTATTATACTTGTGAAT